CTTGGCTAGTGGTGCTACTTCTTCAGGATTTGGAGCGACCTACAATGGTGCAGTAAACTGGACTTCAAATGTAGTGACTTCAGCTTTAACAGTTTCAGCAGGAGTTGGATATTTTGTTAATACTTCAACAGCAGCAATAACAGCTACATTACCTGCATCTCCAACAGTTGGTAATACAATTAGTTTTACAGATTATAATCAAACTTTTGCAACAAATAATTTAACTTTAGCATTAAATGGTAATAACTTTCAAGGGGGAACAGCAAACGCTATTTATTCAACTAATGGACAAACAATATCTATAACTTATGCAGATTCTACAAAAGGTTGGATTCCAACAGAAGAAATATCTGCTGCAAATAAACAATCCTATAGTATAGATTTTTTAGTAGTTGCTGGAGGAGCAGGAACAGCAGGAAATAGACAAGGTGGAGGTGGAGGTGGAGGTTTTAGAACATCAACTCAAACAGTAAACGCAGGATCAGTAATTACAGTTACAGTTGGAGCTGGTGGAGCTGGAAAAACTATTGCTGATGGTAGTGTTACGTCTGCACAAAATGGTTCAGACTCATCAATATCAGGATCAGGATTAACAACAATAACATCTACTGGTGGTGGAGGTGGTGGAACAAGTGCAGCTAACTCTGGTGGTTCTGGTGGAGGAGGTTCTAACTTAGGTGGTGGTCAATTTTTAGGAGGTTCAGGAAATACTCCAAGTACTTCTCCTTCTCAAGGTAATAAAGGTGGAGATGGTGCATCAAGTTATTTTGGTGGTGGTTCTGGTGCTGGAGGTGGAGGAGCAGGAGCTGCTGGAACAAATTCACCTGGTGGGGGTGGTGGATCAAATGGAGGAAATGGTTCAGCTTCTTCAATAACTGGATCATCAGTAACTTATGCTGGCGGTGGAGGAGGAGGTGGAAATTCATCTGGAGGAACTGGTGGAACAGGGGGTGGTGGAAATGGAGCAGGTGGACAACCTTCAACACAAGTAGCTGGAGTTAGTGGAACAGTAAATACAGGAGGTGGTGGAGGTGGTGGAACTGATTATTCTGGAACTTTTGTTACTCAATCTTCAGGTGGTTCAGGCGTTGTTATATTAAGTATGCTTACAACAAGATATACTGGAACAACAACTGGTTCACCTACAGTTACAACAAGTGGTAGTAATACTATATTAAAATTTACAGGTTCAGGAAGTTATACAACATAAAATAAATTATGGCACACTTTGCAAAAATAGGATTAAATAATAAAGTTATAGAAGTTCAAGTTATTTCAAATGAAGTATTAAAAGATTCAAATGGAGTTGAACAAGAAAATCTTGGTATAGATTTTTTAACTAAATTAACTGGCTGGGCTATTTGGAAACAAACTTCTTATAATATAAATTTTAGAAAAAATTATGCAGGAGTAGGAAGTATTTATGATGAAGATAAAGATGCTTTTATACACCCAAAGCCTTATAATAGTTGGATATTAAATGAACAAACTTGTCAGTGGGAATCTCCTGTTGCTTATCCAACAGACGGACAAAGATACCAATGGAACGAGCAAATTCAAAACTGGGAGGTGATCAATGGCTAGTATTATAAGAGCAGACGCATTACAAAATACAAATACTACTAATCTTATTAGTCAGACTAATAGTACAACATTAACAATCGGTGCTTCTGGACAAACAATCTCTTTAGCTTCAGGTGCAACATCAAGTGGTTTTGGTGCTACATATAATAGTGCAGTAAACTGGACTTCAACATTAGTAACTTCTGCTTTAACTTTAACTGCTGGTACAGGTTATCCAGTAAATACATCTACAGCAGCTATTACTTTAACTTTACCATCTTCACCAACAGTTGGAAATTCAATTGGTATTTTAGATTATTCAGGAAATGCTTCAACAAATAACATTACAATTAATCCTAATGGGTTAAAAATAGAAGGTGGAACATCAAATAAATTATTAACAACAAATAGAGAAGCTGTAACTATAACTTATGTAGATTCTACTCAAGGTTGGGTTGCAACTAATGGAGTAAATTCAGGAACACAAGCAATAGATCCAGCGCCATACTCAATAGATTTTTTAGTAGTGGCTGGAGGAGGAGGAGGAGGTTACAAAGAACAAGGGGGTGGAGGTGGAGCAGGAGGTTTTAGAACATCCACACAAACAGTATTAGGAGGAACAATAATTACAATTACAGTTGGAGATGGTGGATCTGGTGGAACAAGTACAACAGGTAGTGATGGTTCATCTTCATCAATATCAGGATCGGGATTAACAACAATTACTTCTGCTGGAGGCGGTGGTGGAGGAGCTGGCTATAGTGCTTCACCAAGCACAGGAAGAAATGGTGGCTCAGGTGGTGGTGGTGGAGCTCCAAGTTCTGGAACTTCTACTGCTGGTTCTGGAAACACTCCTAGCACATCACCAAGTCAGGGAAATAATGGTGGTACTGGTGCTCATACACCTGGTGTATATTATGGTTCAGGTGGTGGAGGAGGTGCTGGTGCAGTAGGAAATAATAATACTAATTCTCCAAGCAAAGGAGGAAATGGTGGTAATGGTAGTGCTTCATCAATAACTGGTTCATCTATAACTTATGCAGGGGGAGGTGGTGGTTCTGGTCAGGGTTCTAGTAGTAATATTGGAACAGGAGGAACTGGTGGAGGTGGAAATGGTGGTGCAGATCCTTCTACAGTGCCTACTTCGGGTACTGCTAACTTAGGTGGTGGAGGTGGTGGAGCTTACAATGCTGGTAATGGTGCTGCTGGTGGAAAAGGAGTTGTTATATTAAGTTTACCAACTGCAAGTTATTCAGGTACATCAACTGGTTCTCCAACTGTTACAACATCAGGAAGTAATACAATATTACAATTTACAGGGAGTGGAAGCTATACAGCTTAGATTATTATATGGCATCATTTGTAAAAATAGGATTAAATAATAAAGTAATAGAAGTAGTTTCTGTTAATAATGAAGTATTAAAAGATTCAAACGGAGTTGAACAAGAAAGTATTGGTGTTGATTTTTTAACAAAATTAACTGGTTATCCTATATGGAAACAAACTTCTTATAACACAGTTGGTGGAATTCATAATAATGGTGGAACTCCATTTAGAAAAAATCATGCAGGAATAGGTTATACTTACGATGAAGATAGAGATGCTTTTATTCCTAAAAAACCATATAATAGTTGGATATTAAATGAACAAACTTGTTTATGGGAAGCACCTACACCTATGCCAAGTGATGCTTCAATTGATAAAAGATATATTTGGAATGAAACTATAAAAAATTGGGATTTACAACAATCTTAATTTAGTATAATCAATCATAATGATTGAATCTACAATAAACGGAATATTTCCAACACCTGTCTATATATCAAAATTAGATAGAGAACTTACTAAAAAAGAACTATCTTTTATAGATAAATCCAAATTAGATCATTATAAAAATGAAGGTAATATTACTTCTAATGATAATTACATTTTAAATAAAAAAATATTTAATTTATTAAAAGAAGATTTATATTTAAGAGTTCAAGATTATTTTAATAAAGTATTATCTTTTACAGATGCTGTAACCCCATTTATTACACAGTCTTGGTTAAATTACACTGAAACAAATCAATATCATCATAAACATGAACATCCTAATTCATTAGTATCAGGAGTATTTTATGTTAATTGTCATGAAGAGTTTGATAAAATTAAATTCTTTAGAAAAGACTCTTATCAAACAATTAAACCAGAAATAAAAGATTGGAATTTATATAATTCTGAAACATGGTGGTTTACTGTAAAAACAGGAGATATTATATTATTTCCATCTTCTTTAACTCATATGGTAGAAACTAAAGAAGGAGATAATACAAGAATTAGTCTAGCTTTTAATGTATTTATTAAAGGAATTATTGGTAATAATAAAGCATTAACCGAATTAATATTATGAAATACCATTGGTATTATAATCAAAATTTTTTTTCAAAAGATGAAATAAAAGAAATTAATAGTTTAATAGTTAAGAATAAACATGAAACTTGTATAGATAACCCAAGCGAGTCATCTAAAAAATGTGAAGTTGTAATATCTGAATATGGTAAATCTAAATCTATTTTGAATAAAGCAACTGAATATTTGTATCATATAAACAATACAATTTTTGGTTTTGATATTTATAATATAAATAATTATAATAAAATATTTTTAAATATTTATGATTCAAAAAATAATTCACATTATGATTTTCATTATGATGGAGAAACAAGAGAACAACCATATACTTCTAAATTAACTCTTTTAATAAATACATCAGAAGAAAAATATAATGGTGGAGAATTTCTTATATTTTCTTCAAAAGAAGTAGAAATAAAAGAATTTTCTAAGCCAGGAACTATTTTAATATTTCCATCAATATTTTTTCATGCTGTAAAACCAGTAACAAAAGGTATTAGAAAAAGCGTTGCTATGTGGGGACTTGGTCCACATTGGAAATAAAAAATTAATATACTAATATACTTTAGGCATCATTAACAATATGATATAATTCATATTGGGAAAGGTCTTCCACCTATACACCAACCTTTCCCATTATAGGATTATTATATGTTTTTTGGCGCAACAGCATTTGCAGAAGCACCCTTTTCAGCTGAAGGTATTATAAATGCAGCAGTAGAAGTTACTGGTGTTCAAGCCACTACTACCGTTGCTAGTGTAACTGTACAAGCTGAAGCTAATGTTACTCTTGATACAAATTTATTAACAATTGTCTTAGGTGATGAAGCAATAACAGCAGATGTTAATATTAATTTATCTACAAATTTATTAACAAGTGCTGTAGGTGATGTTTCTAATTATTTAGATGTAACAATTAATGCTACTACAAATTTACTTCAAACAGCAGTTGATAGTGTAACTATTCAAGCAGGTGGTAATATCTATATTGCAGCGGGTGCTGAATCAGAATTATTATCTACAGTTAATAACGTATCTGTAGAAATTAAATTTGATCAAGATGTAATAGGACAACAATTATATTCAACTGCAGCCACAGTAACAGTAGATGCTAATACATTAATTAATGCTACTGGAGTTTCATTAAATACTACAACTGGTTCTGTAAGTGCTATTTCTGGTGTTGAGGTTAATGTAGATGGAAATGTTTTATATGCTCTTTTAGGTGATGAACAAGTTACAGCTAGTGCTTCTGTAAGTTTATCTACTAATTTATTACAATCTTCAGTAAATACACTATCTATTCAAATTGATCAACAAGTTTATCTTACAGCTTTAACTGCTTTAATTACAAGTGTTGGAAGTGTTGGAATTGGAATAGGGGTTGAACTTGTAGGCATACAAATGACATCTTCTGTAGGTAGAGTAGGAATTGAAGCATGGGCAGTAGTTAATATTAATATAAGTAATGCGTGGACAACAGTAAGTACCAACACAACTAGTACTTGGACTACAGTTGATATAGCTGCTTAATGATTATATAATAAAGGATTATGGCATCATCTTATTCTACAGATCTTAAACTAGAGTTAATGGTTACGGGGGAAGCCTCTAACACATGGGGAGATAAAACCAATAGTAATTGGAACTTAATACAACAAGCAGTTGCTGGTTATCAATCTCTTGCTTTAACATCAACAACTACAACTTTAGCAATGTCCAATGCTACTATTTCTAATGCTAGAAATATGGTGCTTGAACTTACAGGTACACTATCAGCAAATTCTACAGTTAATTTACCCGATGGTATTGAGAAAGTTTATTTTATAAAAGATTCAACTACACACGGCGCTTATTCATTAACATTTAAAACAACTTCTGGAACTGGAGTTGCATTAACTTCAGGTAAAATATTTGGTGCTTATTCAGATGGAACTAATATAACTTCAATTGATTTAAATAGTTTAGGTGGAACCATGACTATTGATCAAGTACTTACTTATGGAAGTACAACTACACAAAGTTTAACAGTTGGAAGTTTAATAGCAACAAGTGCTATTTCTACTAATACATTATTAGCTACAACTGCTACAGCTACAACATTAACAGGTACAACAATATCTTGCACTACTTTAACAGGTTCTACTAATAATGATTCTAAAGGAGAAGTGAGACTTGTACCAGTAAGCACTCAATCAGGTGCCTATACCCTTACAGCCACGGACCATGGTAAATGTATTTCAACAAGTTCAAATGTTATTGTACCTCCAAGTATATTTTCAGCTGGGCAAAACGTTACAATATTTAATAGCGGGACTACTGATATTACTATTACACAAAGTACAAGTGTGACAATGTATCAAGTAGGAACATCTACTACAGGAAATAGAACATTAGCTTTAAAAGGATTAGCTACTGTGTTCTGCGTATCAACAAACACATTTGTAATTACAGGTGGTGGAATTAGTTAAATTCTATGACTCTTTATCCTTTACTAATAGGTGCTGGAGGATTTAACTCCATAGTAGCTACAGGTGGAACTATCACTCAAGTAACCATTGGTGGTAAACTTTGGAAACGTCATACTTTTTCTACAGCAGGTGGAAATCAATTTATTATAACTAATTCAGGACAAGTAGGGTATAACTACGTTGATGTTATTATGTGGGCAGGCGGAGGCGGAGGCGGTGCTGGAACAGGAGGAGCTGGTGGCGGTGGTGCTTATGTTAGAAATTCAAATTTTTCAGTTAATGTTGAAACTTTAAATGTGTGTGTTGGGGGTGGAGGACGATATGGTGGAGGAAATGGTGATGGTGGTACTGGAGGTGTAGGTATAAATATCTCAGGAACAAATTATGGTTTTGGTGGAAGAGGTGGTAATGCTGGATCAAGAGGATCTTCTGCATCTGGAGGTGGAGGAGGTGGAGCTTCATTAATTTTAAGAAGTACAACTATTGTACTTGCAGCTGGAGCTGGAGGGGGAGCTGGAGGAACAGAAAGAGATAGACAAGGAGGAGCTGGAGGGGGATCTGCTCAAGATGGTCAGTATGTTGATTATGATGGTGGTAATTTATCTGGATATGCTGGAGCAAATGCACCAAGCTCTAATGGTGGAGACGGTAGTGGTGGAGGAGGCGGAGACTATAGTGCTGGTGGGGCTGGAGGAGCTGGATATTATGGAGGAAGTGCTGGTGGTGAACCTCAATATGATTTCTCTCAAACAGGTGGTGGAGGAGGTGGTACAAATTTAGGACCAACTGTAACAAATGGAACTACAGGAGGCGGAGCTGGAAATTCTTCTGATCCATTAAATGGAGGAAATTACGGAAGTGGTGGAGGAAGAGGCGGCAGCGGACAACAAGGTATTGTTTACATTCAATATCCAATACAACCTTTATAATATGCCTTTAGCAAAAATACCTATAAAACCTGGATTTAATAAACAAGCAACAGCTTCACAAGCAATGGGTGAATGGATTGATGGAAATAATGTTAGATTTAGATATGGAGCACCTGAAAAATTAGGTGGCTGGGAACAGATTACAAACACATTAATTGCAGGTGCTGCAAGAGCTCAATGGTCTTGGACCGATTTAACTGGCAGACGATACGCGGCTATTGGAACTAATAAATGTTTATATGTTTATGATGCAGATTCTCTTTATGATATTACACCTTTAGATACAGATAGAAATTTAACTTCTTGTACTTTTACTACAACCTCTGGATCTAAAACAGTTACGGTTAATAAAGCATCTCATAATTTAGATATTGGGGAATATATTATATTTAGTGCTGTAACAGCACCTGTTGGATCTGGTTATGTACCTACTGATTTTACAACAAATACATTTGAAGTTAACTCAATTCCAACAAATGGAACATTTACAATTACTATGGTAACTAATGCAACTGGAAATAGTACAACTTCTGGATCTGCAACTTGTACACCCTATTATTATATTGGACCTTTAATATCTGCTTTAGGATATGGTTGGGGTACAGGATTATGGGGGGACGCTGCTTGGGGAGATGCAAGAACGACTTCTAATGCAACAGTAGATGCTGCAGATTGGTCTTTAGATAATTTTGGAGAAAATTTAATTGCAACTATTAAAAATGATAAAACATTTATTTGGTATCCTACTGGTGGAACTGGAGTTTCAACAAGAGCTGCTTTAATTCCAAATAATCCAACGGCTACTATTCAAACTATAGTATCTGATAGAGATAGACATTTATTACATTTAGGAACAGAAACAACTATTGGAAGTCCTTCGACTCAAGATCCAATGTTTATAAGATTTTCTGATCAAGAAAATATTGAAAACTATGTACCCACTTCTACAAATACAGCAGGTACATTTAGATTAGACGATGGTACAACTATTGTGGGCGCTATTAGAGCAAAAGATTATACTTTAGTTATCACAGATACTGCAGCATATACAATTCAATTTGTTGGGCCTCCTTATACATTTAGTATAAGAAAAGTAGGATCTAATTGTGGTCTTATTGGTAAACATGCAATAGGATTTGTTAATGGTGCGGTTTGGTGGATGGGTAATTCTGGTGGATTTTTTAAATTTGATGGAACAGTTAGTAATGTATCTTGTTTAGTAGAAGATTTTGTATTTAAAACTATTGGTACAGATAATTTAGGAATTAATTTTGCACAAAGATCGCAAATATATTGTGGATTAAATACTTTATATACAGAAATAAATTGGTTTTATTGTAAGTCAGGATCCAATAATATTGATAGATTAGTAACACTTAATTACGAAGAAGGTACTTGGGTTACTGGAGATTTAGCTAGAACTACATATGAAGATTCTAAAGTATTCAAATTTCCATATGCAACTAAATATGAGCCAACTTTATTACCAACAGTACCTGTTATTAACGGTGTAACTGTTGGAGCTTCTTATTATTTTATTCAAGAAAAAGGTAAAAATGAAGTATTAAATTTATCAGCAGGAGCTACTTCAACAAACGCTATATCTGCATATATTAGATCAGGAGATTTTGAATTAGATGTTGATGGTAATGGAGAATACTTTTTAAAGATTAGAAGATTTATACCAGATTTTAAAAACTTAGAAGGAACAGCAGACGTTACAATTTATTTAAGATCTTATCCAGCAGATACTACAGTTGCTAAAGGAGAAACATTTATTGGTCCATTTACAATAACTACTTCAACTGATAAGGTAGATACTCGGGCTAGAGCAAGATTAGCTAGTCTTAGAATTGATAGTGATGCTGTAGATGATAATTGGAGATATGGAATATTCCGTGTTGATATTCAACCAGATGGAATGAGATAATGGCAAAAATTAATTTATATATACCAGAGCCTAGAGAACCTTATACTGTTGATAACTTTAGACAAATCAATCAAGTTTTAACAACTTTACAAAATCAATTAAATACAACTTTTCAAGAAGATTTAAATGAAGACCTACAAACATTTAATTGGTTTTTAATTGGAAGTAATGCAGAATGACAATAGAATATAAAAGTCAAACTTACAGATTAACTACAACAAGTTTAACTACTACACTTACAGTTAATGCAACAACTAGAACAATAATAAAAGAAATTAGCATTTCAAATATACATAATAATACAGTAGAGTGTAATTTTTATTTAAATAAAACTAGTACAAGTGCGATATTTTATCATTTAAAAATAGCTGCAGATTCTCACGATAATGCTATACATAATACTTTAGTATTAGAAGAAAATGATTATTTAACTTTTCAAGCTACTGTATCTAATGTAATATCAGGACAAATCTCTTACGCTTTATTAAGTAGAAAAAATCAGAATGGCTAGAAAAGTAAGTAACGGTTCAGGAGCTTTTGTTAAGCATACCAATAAAAAAAGACCAGGCAGACACTCAAAAAGTCCAAATAAAAGAAATGATCATAAAGAATATCGTGGACAAGGTAGACGATAATAGTATATATTAAAATTTATGGATTATAAAACAATAATAGTAGATGGAGAAGAAGTTCCAGTCCTTCCTGCAAAAGCAGAAGAAACAATATTAAATAAAACCACAGGACAAACATACGCAACTATTGATGAATTTCATGCAGATGTGGCTGACCCTAATACACCTACTAAAGCAGAAGATTTACAAAGAGATTTAAAAATAACAGTTGCATCTTTACAGGTTTTTGGTAAAACTAAATAATGCAGCCGTTTGGTGGAACTGAAATACAATTAGCGTATTTACAAAAATACGTATCAAAAGATTTATTTTCTAAAATTAAATTAGAATTATCAGTACCAGAAAGAAGTCCAGTAGTTATAGATAGAACTAATGTTCTATGGATTCAAAATAGTTACGATCAACCTAATCTTCATCCTTGGTTTAAAAACAAAATGAACCACGGTAAATATGATTGGTATGTATTCAATTCTCATTGGGTATATGAGAAATATAGATACTTCTTTGATATTCCAACAGATCAATCTCTAGTTATTAAAAACGGCTTTACTGATGATTTAATATTAAAAAAAGATTTTAAACGTAAAGATAAAATAAAATTAGTTTATACTTCAACTCCTTGGCGAGGACTTGATGTTTTATTAGATGCTATGGAATTAGTTAAATCTGATAAAGTAGAACTAGATGTATATTCAAGCACACAAATATATGGGGATCAATTTAAAGAACAAACAGATGATCAATATAAACCTTTATATGATAAAGCCAGAAATTTAAAGAATGTTAATTATAAAGGCTTCTTACATCATGATGAATTAGTAAAGATACTTCATACCTATGATGTATTTGTTTATCCTAATACTTGGGAAGAAACTTCATGTATCGCGGCCATTGAAGCGTTAGCCTGTGGACTCGTAGCAGTGACCACGGACCTCGGTGCTTTATATGAGACCTGCGCAGACTTTCCAATATACGTACCTTATTTAAAAGATAAAAAAAAGTTGGCAAATCAATTTTCATATGTAATAAACTCTTTACCTGATGTATTAAATAATATAGAAGAAGATAAATTAAAGTTTCAAATGCAATACTATAAACAATTTTATCACTGGGATATTATTAAAGGATATTGGGAGAATTTTTTAAATGGCATCAAATAAAGATATAAGGTTATTCGTAGGTACACCAGTTCATTCAGACGTTTCAATTCATTATTTTAAAGCATCCTTAGAGTTTCAAAAAGAATGTTATGTTAGAAAAATACCTATAATGTTTCAGGTAATGAAAAGTAGTTTAGTTACACAAGGGAGACAATTATGCGTATCTGCTTTTTTATCTTCTCAATGTACTCATTTATTATTTATAGATTCTGATATTTCTTATTCATATAAAATGTTTGAAAAAATGGTTAACTACAACAAAGATATTTGTATGGTTCCGTATCCAATTAAATCTATGGACTTTGAAAAAATTAAAAAGAGAATTGAAAGCGGTTCTAAACTAGATCCTATGTTATTAGGTAATCAATATACAATGTCTATTACAGACCCTACAAGTATAAAATTAGAAGAAGGTTTTATAGAAGTTGAAAGAGGTCCTGCTGGATTTATGTTAATTAAAAGAGAAGCTATTGAAAAATTAATAAAAGAGTATCCAGAATTTACAATTAAACAACATACATTAATTGATGGTAAATTAGTTGAAAGAGAACATATGTATAATTTCTTTGATACGTATTGGGATCCAAATGAAAAAACTTATACTGGAGAAGACTTCTATTTCTGTAGATTGGCTAAACATGCGGGTATCAAAATGTATGCTTTAGTTGATGAATACATATCTCATTATGGTGAATTTGGTTACACAGGTAGATTAATTGATGAATTTACAGTCACAGAAGATAAAACTGAAGTACCAGGCACGTCTATCAATAGTAATATAGATCCTAAAGACATAGAAAAATCAGATAAATAGTAGGGATATTGTACATATTTCATTAATTAGTTATAATAACTATTAGTTAACTAAATTAAAAATATGGATCCATTCACAGTTGCCTTAGCCGTATTTGGCATACAAAAATTAAGAGGTAAGTCTACAGGTAAATCATTTAGAGATGCATTATTAGCAGCGGGAGGAGTTCAATTAGGAGCTTCTGCTGGTATAGAAGGATTACAAGGATTTAGTGGATTAGGTGCTTCAGGACCAAACGCATTACAAGGAACAGGTTTTTTACAACAATTAGGTAATACATACGCAGGACAAGGAATTGCAAGTTTATACGGAACACAAGGAACACCTGCTGTATCAGGAGTACCAGAACAAACTTATAGAGCGGCTGTTACAGACACAGCTGGAAATGTTTTACAACCAGAAAGAGTATATCAAGCGGCAATACCTGCTAAAGAAGCATTACCTGCAACTGGTTGGTTAGGATTAGATACAGGAACAAAATTAGGAATTGGTGTTGGAGGTCTTGGTCTTGCTTCTACATTATTAGCAGATACTCCTGAAAAACCAAAACAATTATACACACAAGAAGATTACGATAGAGCGTATGCTGCTGAAAAAGAAAAATTAAAAAATTTAGGATCAAAAGCCGAATCATCTTATACAGCAAAAAGCCCATATAATTATGGTCAAGATTCTATGTACGCATTTAACAAAGGTGGTATTGTAGACGCTTTACCAAAATTTGCAGTTGGTGGAGTTAATTATATGCCTTCAAAAATTTCATATGACGAAAATGATGTAAATAATTATATTAGAGCTTCAGGATACGTAGAAGATGGATCAGGTACAGGAGATAAAGATACAGACACTATTTTAGCGCAATTAGCTGACGGTGAGTTTGTGTCTCGTTCTGACGCAGTTTTAGGTGCTGGGATTATGGCAGGAGCATCACCAAATAATATAAAAGAAATGAGAAAATTAGGTGCTTCATACTTCTATGATCAACAAGCTAAATTTAAAAGAATATTTGATTTATTAGATGCAAGCAGAAAAACTAATTGAGAAAAGAATAGACGTCCTTCACATCCAAAGTACAGATGTAGAAAGATTTTGGCCATTGGTTAATTTTATGATTGCCGAGGCTTTAAAATATTCAGGGGGATTTGCTAATGCTAACCATATTAAAGATTATTTAATAGAGGGTAGTATGCAACTATTTTTGGTATTTGGTTCTGATGACGGGGTTAAAAAGAAAGTGTTCGGTTGTCTAGTTACACGAATCACGGACCAACCTAATTTAAGACAGTTAGAAGGTATTATTTTAACTGGTGAAAAAAGAGAATTGTGGCAAGACGATATGGCATCTATGATTGAAAATTTTGCAATACAAAATGATTGTAAAAGATTATGTATGCTAGCTAGACCAGGTTGGAGTAAAGTAGTAAAACAATATGGTTGGAAAGTTAAACACGTAGAATTACAAAAGGAGTTATTTTAATGGGTGGTATATTTGGAGGCGGAGGAGGTGGTGGAAGTTCTGGTGGAGGAGGAGCTACTTCTGGTACTCAAGAAACTATAGCTAGAGAAGCACCTGGCGTGGAAGCCCGTAAGCTTG